TGAAACATCACTTGATCTGATGGCGCAAAATATACTGGGCCTTGCTGGTCAAGTGTTGTAACCATCGCAATTGGTATGCGTGTAAAGGTTCGAGGAAAGCCATCGGCGTAACGCGATTCAACGTGCAGCATTGCTCTGCCAAAATAGAATAAATCATCCACCAACCAGCTGAACAAAAAGTTGTTACTCACGTTTGGGTCTAATTGACGCAACCAACTACGAGGTGGCTGTGCAATACACTCCATTTCCTCACCGTTCCACATTTCTGTGTACTTGCTGGCATGACGGCGTACAACATTGTTGACGGCAAAGAGGTGTGGGTTCATCGAGTGTCTTACACAAGTGTGGCCAGACAAAACGGCAAAACCGTCACCATCGCCGCTTTACTTGGCTGGTTTCTATGTACGCAAGGCAAGGCACGTGGCGGTAAACAGTTGGTGATGTCGGTTGCTCACAAACTTGATTTGGCTACAGTTTTGTTTAATTATCTTGCGCCTATTCTTGAGGCAAAGTTTGGTGCAACAGTAATTTGGTCTTATGGCCGTCAGGTGCTCACAATGCCTGATGGGTCGCAGTGGATGCCTAGAGCTGCCACGCCCGGTGTAGGTCACGGGTACTCAATTGATTTGTGCATTGTGGATGAGTGGTGGGCAGTGTCAGAGGATGCTATTGACAACGGTTTAATGCCGGCTATGCGAGCACGCAAAAACCCTTTGCTGGCTGGTTTCAGCACAGCTGGTGATGCGTCATCCAAATCAATGCTTAGATGGCGTGAGCAAGGTTTAAGAGCTGTGGACTCAGGCAAAAACACGGCACTGTATTTTGCGGAATACAGCCCACCAGTAATGGACTATATGACACCAGAGGCATGGCGGTATTCCAACCCTGCACTGGCAGAGGGTTTGTTAGATATGTCTGTGATCGAGGCAGAGTCACAATCACCAGACCGCAACAGTTTCTTGCGTGCATCGGTCAACATCTTTGTGCAGAGCCAACACTCGTGGATTGAGCCGGGTCAATTTACAGAATTAGGCAACAATTTGCCAATGCCAAAAAACGGTGTGTTGGCTATTGAGTCCGCTGTAGATGACTCGCGATATGTGGGTGTTAGAGCTGTGCAAGACGGCCAATACACGCGCTGCCATATTGCCTTTGTGGTTGACACCATAAAGGAAATGTGGGATGCAGTCGCTTTAGAGATTGAGCAATCACCATCACTTAAATTGGCTTTAGTGCCATCAATTGATCTGCATTGCCCACCAAGTTACGCGCACCGCAAGACGGTGGTAGGTCATCGTGAGGTGGTCAAATGGACTGGTGCAGTACGTGCACTTATTGTTGAAAAACGAATAACGCACGCAGGGCAAGCCCAGTTAATAGATCAAGTTGAGCGTGCCGTAGCAATCAAACACAACGGCGTACTCACATTGTCTAGCACTCGATCACCGGGCGATATTTCAGCGTGCCGCGCAATGGTCTTTGCTGTCGCACTTGCCTCAAAACCTATCTTTGCAAACAAGCCCACGATTGTCAGTGTCTAGCCTCTAATGTGTGTTATGGCATCGGCCTGATGCTTGCTTATCGTCGGGATACCGCATCGCATACCGGGCCGATGCCACCACAAACGACACAGATTGTGACACACTAAGAGCATGGCCATTTTCTCTAAACAAAAAGCCGCTATCTCACCGCCACCAGCAATTGGTGCTGCAGGCATGGGTTCATTTGCTGGCGGTAACGCTGGCGCAAACATGATTGGCCAGTACTACTCATATTTTGAGGGCCCGGCTAGAAACGCCGCGCAATCTGTACCCTCGATCAGCCGCGCACGCGACTTGCTTGCGTCAACTATTGGTTGCATGAAATTAAAGCAATACACAGAAATGTGGAACGGCGAGGAAATGGAGTGCATCGCACAGCCGCCTCGTAGTTGGTTGCGTCAATTAGACCCAAACGTGAGTAACAACTTTTTGTTTAGTTGGTTGGTGGATGATTTATTCTATTTTGGCAGAGCGATGCTGCACGTTGAGAGCAGATATGCCGATGGCTTTCCCCGAACCTTTACACGTATCCCAATTGCAATGGTGACAACACTTGACCAGCAAGGCCCAGTCTATTTTGCGCCATCAGATCAAGTGATGTTTCAAGGTGCACAATTGCGTACTGAGGATTGTGTGCAGATACTTGGTGGCATACAAGGCATTATCTATTCGTCTGAGCAGTCCATTGGTACAACTCGCAAACTTGAGGCTGCACGTTTCCGTAACGCATCAAGTGCAATTCCTGCAGGCGTGTTGCAAGTGCAAAGTGGGTCAGAGCCACTTTCATCTACCGAACTTGCAGACTTGGCAGCATCGTTTAACGCAGCTCGCGCAACCAATCAAACTGCAGCTCTTTCGCCTGAAGTGCATTACATTGAGACCGCTACAAGCCCAGACAAAATGCTGTTAATTGATGCCTCAGAGTTTCAAGTTAAAGAGATGGCCAACTTGTGCGGCGTTCCACCATATTTGTTAGGTGCAAACGTAGGCAGTTATTCCTACACCAATGCGGCAGAGGCAAAAAACTTGCTTTGGTCGTTTGGCGCTCGACCATTTGCAGACGCAATTGCATCAGCATTATCAATGTGTCTGCCTGCAGGCAGTTATGTTGAGTTTGATGTCGAGGATTATTTAGCAGGTGAATACGGCCCAGAGATGGCCGATGCAGTTGACAAAAGTATGACTAATCCCACACCAACCACAATGCCGGGAGTAATATCACCATCATGATCAGACTTGAGGCAAGCCCATTTACAGTTGACGCAGCTGCACCAGACGGCGCACCATCACGCACCATTAGCGGCATCGCAGTTACTTACAACACACCAGCAACCGTTGCAGACGGCACGCAAGTAATGTTTCTGCCCGGCTCACTACCAACTGACGGCCGTAACCCAAAACTGTTTAACCAACACAACTCTGAGCAAATCATTGGCATTGTTAACCAGCGTGTTGACAGCGATCAAGGGATGTTGTTTAGCGCCAAAATCGCACCAACTGCACTTGGTAACGAGATTTTGACCCTTTGCGGTATGGGCATCATTGACGGTGTATCCGTTGGTGTAACACCTACAAAATGGCATTTTAACGATCAACACATCATGGTGATCGAGCAGGCTAAATGGTCTGAATTGTCAACCGTCAGCGAGGGCGCATTTGCAGGTGCTCTCATAACAGAGGTTGCCGCGAGTATCCACCAACCAGAGCAAGAAATAAGTACTATAGAAACAGAACCTACACAGGAGACAGAACCCATGAACGAAACAGCAGCACCAGAGGCAGTCGAGGCAGCAATCCCAACACAACCGTTGTGGGCCGAACCAGCACGCACATTTGCAATGCCAACACCGGGCGAATACATGGCAGCAATGCACATTGGTGGAGACACTTTTGCAAAAGTTAACTTGGCTTACAAATCGGCAGTCAAGAAAGATCAGACCGCGTTGCAGGCTGCAGCTGGCGATACAGCTACCACTGACACACCCGGCCTCTTGCCAAATCCCGTTTTAGCACCGCTTGTACAAAACCTAAATTACATCAGACCTGTAGTTACATCATTTGGTGCACGCGCTTTGCCAAACGGTAATGGCACGTCTTTCATCAGGCCAACTATTGGCACGCACACATCAGCAGCACAACAGTCTCCACAAAACTCAGTTGTGTCGGCACAAACAATGGTGATTGATGCAAACCAAGTTGAGCGCAAAACTTTTGCTGGCTCGGCAGAAATGTCAATGCAATTGATTGACATGACTGACCCTGCAGCAATGGGCTTAATCCTCAATGACTTGATGGGCCAATATATGTTGGCTACCGACAATTATGCTTGCGATCAGTTGCGTCAAGCATCGGTCAACTCAGGCACATGGGATGGAGTAAGCCCAGAGGGTCTGTTGCAAGCAATTTACACTGCAGCGTATGACGCATCAGTTGGCACAAACTTCTTTGTGGACACGATGTACACATCCGTGAAAGTGTGGCAGTTGCTCGGCCAGTTGGTTGACGATCAGAACCGCCCAGTATTCCCTGCAATCGGCGCACCGGGCTTGCTTGGTATGAACACACTCGGCGCAGGTAATGCTGCATCGTGGTCTGGTCAAAACCCAATGGGTCTCAACATTGTTGTTGACAGCCAGTTTGACGTGATTGATGAGAACACTCTCATTGTTGCAAACGCATCACGCGCTTTCGAGTGCTACGAAAATATGCGTGGCATGATGTCAGTGGACTCGCCTACTACGATTTCACGCACGTTCAGTTATTACGGATATTTTGCAACGTTTGGTGCGATCACATCGCTCATCCGCAACATTGATGTAACCAGCCTGTAAACGAGAGGCGGCCTAACCGCCATGAGTAATTACACAATCACCAGCAAGCAATTGCTAGATGACTTTGCAGTAGTGCAAACACTCGAACCAACAGAGATCGCTGTTGGGGAGAGTGTCACTATTGCCAATGTTGCCGTACCGTTCAACGGCACATTTAAGGTGCAAGCAATCCCACAGTATTTATACATTGGTGTTGACTCGCAT